TTGAAATTGACGATGATGAAAAAGTTTTATTTTTAACTTCACCAGCATTAGCAGCACAACAAGATTTAAAAAATATAAAACAAAATTTTGAACAAATTACAACTGATATTAATAATCAATTCACTAGGTTTGGTCAACAAAATAAAAAAATTAACTTGTTTCAGAAAGCTGCTTTATCGGAAGAACAGATGTTAAAATTTTTAAGTCAGGATATTAGATCTACTTATAACAAGTATGATAATAATGTTGAAGATTCCTACATAGCGGGACAATATGTTTTTGATCGAGACAATAATATTAATACAAACAACCTTAACATCAACGAATACATTTCTAATTTACCCTCACTCCCAAGGATTACTACATGAGCTTTCAAAATAATTTTAAACTAAGACTAAATACTAATATAGGAACTCTATCAATGACTGATGTAAGACTAATCTTAAAAGATGTTTATGATCAATTAGAAAACCTAAATCTACAAATGGAAAAAATTAACAATGAAACAAGAACTGTATCCACGGATAGACTCAAAGCTGGTAGAACTTTTGGAAAAGATGTACCAACCACTTGAGTATGATCCTGAATTAACATCTGAACAATGGACACGCAAATGTTCTTTTAGAGCTGGGCAAATAGAGCTTGTAAATAAACTGAGACATATATGTAATAAACAACAAGAAAATGGAGGTACCTATGGGTGGTAGTCCAACAATATCTGGAGGAATGACGTTCTCAGAACAACAACAGTTATTAAGGGAAGAGCGTGAGTTTCAAGCTCAACAAGAAGCCCAAAGAAGAGCTGATGCTGAAGCATCTGAAGCAAGGCGGGTAGCTAGGGAAGCTGCTGAAAGAGAGCGTATCAAGCGAGAAGAAGAAGCAGAGATTCAGAAAGCTACTCAAGCAGAACAAGAAGCTATCAGAGAAGCAAATGCACAAGCAGAAGCAGGAGAACAACAAGGTATTGCTGGATCAAATGTTTCTAACTTAGATTTTTATTCATCCCTGTATACGGGTATGAGTTTACCAGGAACATAATATGAATACTACCTTAGCAGACAGATTTTCAAGATTACACTCTATTAGAAATTCTAAATTAGTTAGAGCAAGATATTGTGCAGCACTGACCATTCCTTCTTTACTACCCCCAGAAGGTTGGACCGAAGAACAAATGTTGCCTCAACCTTTTTCTTCAGTTGGTTCTCGCGGTGTTACAGCACTTGCTAGTAGAATGTTGTCTGCTTTGATGCCTGTAAATGACACTCCATTCTTTAAATTTAACCTGAAGTCTGGTGTAGACCCTAGTGTTGAAATTAAATCTTATCTTGAAACTTTATGTTATCAGGTATATAGAAAACTGATTTCAACCAACCTAAGAGAAACTGTCTATCAAGCCATCCAGTCTTTAATTGTTGTGGGAGATTCTCTAATACATATTGAAGATGATTATAAGTTTAGAACAACAAGACTAGATCACTATGTTGTTCAACGGGCTGTCGATGGTTCTGTTCAGGAAATTATTTTTATTGAGTACTCTCTAAAGGATGAAGATAAAATTTCTTATCAAGTATTTGGTGTAGAAAAAGAAGGATATGAAAAACAATTTTGTCAATTCCGTAGAAACGAAGATAATACTTGGGATTACAGAAAAGAAAATGCTGATGGTGATTTATTAGCTGAAGGTATTTATGAAGTATGTCCCGTTTCTGTTCTAAGGTGGTATGGTGTAGCTGGTGAAAACTATGGTAGATCCCATTGTGAAGATACATTAGGTGATCTCCAATCTTTAGACTCCTATACCAAAGCTATGCTTGATGGTATGGCTGCTTCCACAGCATTCTGGATGTGTTTAGACCCTAGTGGTATTACTGAAATAGATGATATCGCTAGTCAATCTAACGGATCTTGGGTTCCTGCTAGAAGGGAAGATGTGTTTGTTCTATCTCCCAGTCAAACCATGAATACCCAAATCTCAGCCGCGCAAACCGCCGTAGAGGTCATGCGCCGTGAGATTGGACAAGCCTTCCTTATGTCAGCCAGTGCCATCCCAAGCGGCGACAGGGTAACTGCGACCGCTGTACGCTTGATCGGATCGGAGCTTGAGACAATCCTTGGCGGTGCCTTCTCAGCCATCGCTAGAGATTTACTTGAACCAATTATCAAACGCTCTATATTCCTTATGATTGAAGATGAGTCTTTAGATAAACGAATGTATGACCAATTCTTTAATAAGGATGGAACTTTAAACATTGAAGTTGTAACTGGTTTACAGGCTTTATCTAGAGACACAGATTTACAAAAACTAATGCAGATGGGTGAGATGGTTAGAAATCTACCTGAGTCTGCGTTGGCTTCTTTCAAGTGGTCAGAATATGCCAGAGCTTTAATTTCATCTTTAGGTTTTGATTCTAGAAACTGGGTTATTTCTGATGAAGAAAAACAACAACTCGAACAACAGAAGATGATGCAGCAACAAATGATGCAACAACAACAAACAGCACAATCAGTCTTGGCTGATGCTGGTAGAGCTGCTGCTTTACAAGATATTCAAAATACAGGCGGTCAGGGTTTAAGTAATGTATTACAAAACTCTGGTGTAGATATGTCTGCATTCCAAGGAGGTTAATATGGCTGGAAAAAAAGATGCCTGTTATCACAAAGTAAAATCTAGATATAAGAAATGGCCCTCTGCTTATGCAAGCGGTGCTTTAGTTAAATGTAGAAAAGTAGGCGCATCTAATTGGGGCAAAGGAAAAAAATAAATGGCAAGTAGATTAAATAAAGCAAGTATGCCTTGTAATAAACCACGCAAGTCTCCCAACCCAAATAAAAAAAGAGTTGTTAAAGCTTGTGCAAATGGCAAAGAAAAAATTATTCATTACGGTGCAACTGGATATGGTCATAACTATAGTGCAGCTGCTAGAAAATCTTTTAAAGCAAGACATAATTGTGAATCAGCCACAAACAAACTAACCGCTAAGTACTGGGCTTGTAAAAACTTATGGGCTGGTTCTGGTGGATCCAAAGCATCGTGTCCCAAGAATAGAAGGTGTAAGAAATAATGCCTAAGAAAAAAAAGAAAGCTGATTTTTCTTTAGAAAAAAACAAAGGATTACACGGTTGGTTTTCTCGCAACAACGGTAAGGGTTGGATTAATTGTAAAACAGGAGGTCCCTGTGGTAGATCCAATGCTAATAAAGGTTCCTATCCAGCTTGTAGACCAACTAAATCTATGTGTACCGCTAAAGGTGTTCGTGCAAAGAAATCAGGAAAGCGAGTATCTTGGGAATGAAAACTAAATTCAAATGTAATTGTGGAACTACAACCAGATTGACTGGTAAACATGCCCAGCCTAAGGTCAATCCAAAGGCTAAAAGTAAGAAAGGTTAAAAATGACTGATAATGAGACTCCTGAATTTGAATATCAAGAAGAACAACCTGAATCACAGGCTCAAGTTGATTTAAAAAATTCGGAACAATCTTTAATTACAACTGAGAAAGATGTTCAAGTTGCAAAAGAAAGAGTAGCTTTTGAAGCTTATGTAAAAAACAATGGGGACAAGATCCCTGAAAACTTTAAAGATGCTGGTGCTTGGTTTGATAGTTTGAAAAATGCTCAGAAAGAGTATACAAAATCAAGACAAGAGTTAGCTGCTTTAAAGACTGAGTATGCAAAGCAAGGTGCTGTAAACAAAGATTACAAAGAAACAGTTGCGTCTCCTGTTGTTGAAAATAAACCCCAACAACCAATCCCAGAAATTTTAAGAATTCCTAAGAATGAAACTGTGGCAGAAACTACAACTCCAGAAGCACCTCCAGTTGTAACAGAAAGTGACTGGAAGTCTTGGACTGTTGAGTTTGCTACTCAAGGTACACTTAGTGAATCAACCCAAAAACTTATTAAAGAAAAAACAAAGCTGCCTGATTATGTAATTAATGAGTATATGCTTGGACAAAAAGCAAAAATTGAAATGGCATATACCAAGGCTGCTGATATTATTGGTGGTAAAGATCACCTAAATAAACTGTTTACTTGGGCAAGTAAAAACCTTAGTCAAACGGAGCAAGATAATATGAATGCTTCTTTGGCAAGCCCAAATTGGGAAATTACTTTATTGGGTCTTAATGGTTTGTATAATAGAAAAAATCCAAATCTAAAACAAACAGAACCAGAACAAACATCAACTAACTCAAAGCCATCTATGGCAAATACTCAGGTTCCTGATATGCCGTATAGAACTAAGCGAGAGTTTTCTAACGAAAGAAATAATCCAAGGTTTGCAACAGATGCCAAGTACAGAGCAGCTGTTGAAAAAAGAATGTTACAAACCGACTTTAATAAACTACAACCTTAAGTTTTCAATCAAAGACTGAGAAAACTTATTGGGACTTGTTTTGTTTAAGAAAAACCCCACCTATGGTGCAATGGTTGTCAAAAACAAAACAATCCACATAGACATCATCTCCCTAAGAGCAATTGATTCTGTGTAATCTACATTGTCTTTTACACACAAATTTTGTTTAGGAGTTTTTAACATGCCAGATAATTTAACAGCAAGTGATTTAGTTTTAAGATCATCTCTTACCGATGGTCCATCGGGTGGTGCAGCAGGAGCTAACAAACTGTGGCTCCCGCTTTGGAGTGGTGAGGTAATCAACGCATATGATGAGTACAATATGTTTGAAAACCTAATTACCACAAAGTCCCTGAGTGGTGGATTCTCTTATGAATTCCCCGTGACGGGCAAGGTCAGCTTAAATGCTGATTGGCAGGCAGGAGAGGAGCTTGTTGGCGGTGACTCAAGCAGCACCACCTTCAAGATCAATCTTGATAAGCGACCTATGGCAGCTCACTTTGAAACCGACAATGTTGATTTGTTGGTAACTCAGTGGGACTACCGTAGCGAGCTTGCAAGACAAGCTGGGTTAACCTTAGCAAATACCCGCGACAAGCAGGTTATTTCTACATTGATTGGTGCGTGTGTTGCAGCACCCCTTAATGAAGATCCTAGAGGTATTACTGTTAGTGAATTACCACCTCCTGCTGTTGTAAGTACATCTACAGAAGCAATTGGTGTTTCTGTAAGTAATTGTTCAGAAACTGTAGCACTAGCAATTCTTCAAAAAATTGAAGACTATCTAGTGTTCATGCAGGAAAAGAACTACCCAGTAAACGATGTTCATTGTGTAGTTCCTCCAAAGGTATTCCAAGTTATCCGCGCACTCGGTATTCCAAGAGCAACCGATGCATTTACCAACAACCCATTGTTTACTGGTGGTCATGTTTATGGTGGTGCTGGTGTTCCTGGTTTTGCTGGTATGAACAGCATGTCTGATTACCTTGATTACATGGGTGTCAAGATTTGCAAGACAAACCACATTCCAAGAACTAACCTAACCGCAGCTTCAATTGGAGAAGCCAAGTATAATCTAACTTGCCATACAGTTGATATCTTTGGTATTATCTTCCAGAAGGAAGCAGTTGCTGGTCTTTCCCTTATGGGAATGAAGGTTGATACTGTCCAAGATGTTCGTCGCAACACCCAGTTCACAGTTGCCAGTATGCTTAAGGGTACTGGTATTATGCGTCCTGAGTTGTGCCAAATCTTGGTAGGATCTACTTCTACTAATGCTTCAGCTGCTATTGACACTAGAACTGAGTTGGTAGCTTTGTTTGGTGCCAGCACTCTAGTTGGTCAGTACGCGGTTACATCTTAATTTTTCATATTTTTTCTGCCTTTGGGTTTCTAACGGAACCCAAGGGTTTTTACTAGGAGGTGGTATATGGGTTTAATTTCAAAACTAACAGCTGTTAATCAAATGTTGTTAACAGCGGGAGAAAACTTAGTAGCTGATCTTGAAAATGCAAGCGGTGTTGATACTGGAATTGCAGAACACATCCTTGAACAATGTAGTTTAGATTTTCAAATGCGTGGGATGGCTAATAATAAAGTTGTTAGAAAAATGAATACAAATTTAGACTACAAGTTATTACTACCTAATCCCGATGGTGACGAAGCTGGGGTTATTTCAGCTGAATTAATTTCTTTTCATGTAAATTCTGATAATACCCAAATAAAAGTTCGTGTTTTATCTGATTCTCCCGCTAGATTATGGAATACTACAGATGATACTGATATATTCAAAGCAAATGAAGATTATTATGTAGAGTTAATAATGAAATTAATGTGGGAAAATCTAGATACACCGGTTCAAAGAGCTATTCTTAGTTCTGCTATGAGAGAATACCAGATATTGACACAAGGTGATTCATCAACAGATGCCTACTTAGCACTTCAACAACAAGTTTTTAACGCTAAGGGTAAAGCTGCTGATATCAATGATAAGAAAAAGAATATTTTCTCAAGCGGAGATCCATCTTTACAATCAGCTGTAAACAGAAATGCCTATACAAACGATCCAAGTCGATTTAGATTCTGGAGAACAAGAGGATAAATATGGCAAGAAGACAAGCTATTGGAGATACTGTTACAAGAATCTCAATTCCAAATACTCTTAGCGTTAGTAGACAAGCAACAAATAAAAGACAACAGCAAGATGCTGAGACTATTGATAATGCCTTAGTAACACTAGAGAGAAACTTTGAAAAAAGATCGGGATTTACAATTGTTCCTCAGGATACAATAGCTGGTCTTGCCTCAACTGGGTGGGATTTTTCAAGTAACAATGCTAGATTAGACTTATTAGAGCTTGCTAATTTAGCTAATAATGATTTATGGTTTTATTGGTATAATATTAATGAAGAAACTAGATTTTTAATATGTGTAAATTTTGATGCTGTTGGAAAAGATCAACAACTTATTTACACATACCAATTGTTAACAAATAACACTTGGAAAAATGTTTCTATGACAGCTCAGTGGGATCCTACTGATCCCGAAATTGCTGATGCAACTGCTGGAAATGTAAATAACAGTACGGTAGTTCAGGCATACGCCTCGGCAAATAACATTTCTTATGCTGCTGCCGTAGCCTTGGGAACCGTAACAAGAGCTACTAGATCTTACATTACTTTCGGTACAGGAACAAAAACATCAAGAGAATCTCTAAAGGCTGTTACCCTAGGTTCTTCTTTTATTATTCTAAATACCAATGTATTTGCTGGTTTTAGTTCAGATGTAGATGGTAAACTATTTAACCTAGATGGTACTACTTCAAACAATGATGATATCCGTGGTCGTAAAGTAACATACTTTTCAGCAGCTAAAGTTATTAAAGTATTTGACCCAGGACCCGATAATACTCAAAACACGTCTGATGATATTTTCTTAGGTTATAACCCAGACTCTGTAAATGGTGCTTATGTTTCAGTAGATGATTATTTATATTATAAACCAGGTTTAGCATTCTTAGGTCAGCGAGTAAATGATGCCAGTGTTATTAAACTACCACCTCAAAAAGATGATTGGTTTTCTAATAATACAAACATAACCACAGGTGATACCAAAGCTCAACAAATGTTGGCTGCTTTATATGACTCTACACACCCACTAAAAAATATTACTGGTGGTGTTGGTGGTAGAGGTAAAATAGTAAAAACACTAAATTCGTTTCTTAATTTAATTGGTGGATATTACCGATACATTTCTTTCCCTGATTCTGAAATCTATGGCTATGGTGCTTCAGCTTTTCCAGCTACTAATATGGTGGTAGGAAAAGCATATCTTATTGTAACACCTGGTACAACTTTATTTACAAACCACGGTGCAGCTAATAACAATGTAGGAACAACCTTTGTCGCTACCAGCGTTGGTACTGGTAATGGTACTGTTAAAGACGCTGTTGTTGGTGCTGGTAATCCTTATTTACAAAAAGTAAGAACTCCTGATGAGTGGTCTTATATTGATCCAAACAGAATGCCCCACAGGGTTACTTTTAATATCTCCAATGCATCTCCGATCTTTTCAATTGGTCCAATGAATTGGAAACCAAGAGAATCTGGAACTAGAGATTCTAATCCGGGTCCTAGCATATTTAGAACTGTAGATGGAAATGCTATTAAGCAAGTTCGTATTCGCTCTATTTCTGTTTTTAAAGATAGGTTGTGGTTATCTGCTGATGATGTTGTATTTTCATCCGCTCTTGGAGAATATGAACAATTCTTTATTAATGATCCAACAAATATTATAGACTCTGATCCCATAGATATTAGAGCATCTTCAAATACTTATGCTGAAATAGTTTCAATGTCCCCGTTTGAAGATTATCTGTTTGTAAATACAAAAGCAAACATTCAGTTTCAACTAATGGCAGCTGGTGGAGAAGGAACTACACTGTCTCCAACAAATGTTTCTATTTCTCCAGTTACTTATTATGCTACAGCTTCGTTTACAGACCCCCAAACAATTGGTTCTCAATTATACTTTTATGATAATCAGCGTTTGTATTTGTATATGGGAAAGAATAAACTAGGCTTTTCAAGTGCAATTGAAGTTTCATACAGTGTTACTGGATATTTACCAAAAAACTATAAAGCAACTTGCTCTGTACCAACCCATGATTCTGTTTTAACAGTTGATAACGACAGTCCAAACAATATTTATTTTTATACAGCGCGTTTTAGTGGTGATAGAATAATTCAAAGTTCTTTCTATAGATTTGTTTTAAGTGCTACCAGTAATATTCAAACTCTACAAGCTTATAACAGTTACTTGTATACTGTTGTAAAGAATAATAATAAGTTTTTCTTACAAAGAACAAACTTATTACCAGATGCTGTAAATGTACCAAGGCTTGATGATGTATTTGAGTTTACTACTAGGACAACCAATCCAAACCCAAATACAGTATATGATGCCACAACAAATACTACAGTATTTAAAATTCCACAAGACTTACCAATTACGAATAACTCTTATATTATATTCGGTACTAACTGGTCTAATGAAATTCCCAATACAGCTGCACAGGGAACTGTTGAAATTCCAGCAAATCAAAACTATAAACAAATTACAGTTCTTGGAAATTACTCTGAAAATGGAAAAACAATTTTTATTGGTAATACTTATACTATGAATGTTACCTTAAGTCCTGTGGTTGTCAGGGATCAGAATGGTTCTATTGTTGAAGGTACTCTATCAGTTAGATCTGGTGTAATCCGACACTCTAATTCTGGCCCCTACTCAGTAAGTGTTTCTTCAAGATCAAGACCAGCATTAGTTTCATCCTTTTTCCCAAATTGGTCTGATATTATTTTAAACGAAGATTCGTTTCCACTAGATATTGTAGATGTTAATGGAGAGTTTACATTCAAAGTATTTGGTTTTTCAGATTCAACAATTATCAGCATTTTATCAGATGGATTTACTCCCGTAAATATTACTAATATAGATTTTAGAGGAAAATTTAAACAAAAATCAAATACAGTAAATACCTAACAGGAGGTATAAATGAATTCTAAAGAGTATACATCTCAAGTTTTAAGCTCTTTAGCTCAAGAAGACTTGTCTAAAGTTGTTATAAAAAACTTTACAGAAGTTGGACAAGTTCCTAGTAACTTAGCTCAGGGTGAAATAGCTGTAAACATTATCGATCAAAAAATGTGGGTTGGAAATATTCAAAATGTACCTGTATTATTAATTAACTCTAACGTAGCTCCAGCAGCTGTTGGTGTAAACACCCAAATTTTATTCAATGATAGTGGTGTTATAGGCGCACACGCTGGATTAACCTATAATAAAAACACAAGTACACTAACAGTCACTAATTTAACAGGTCTTACCAATGTTACTGGTAACGCTGGAACTGCAAACCAACTATTGAATCCAAGGAATATTGCTTTAGATGGTGCTGTTTTAGGAAATGTAAACTTTAGTGGTGCTGGTAATGTTATAATTAATACAACAATACCATCAATAGATGGAGGAAATTTCTAATGCCAAACTTAATTCAAATCAAAAGAAGAACAAGCGGAGGTGCTGGTGCGCCTAGTACTTTAAGTACAGCTGAGTTAGCCTATAATGAAGTAGATAATACTTTGTATATTGGTAGATCAAATAATAATATTGATGCTGTAGCTGGGTCTGGATCTTTTGTTACAATAACTTCAAATCAAACAATTTCTGGAATCAAAACATTTACTGGTGCTACTGTATTGGGAACACCCGGCAGTGGTACTTTAACCAATTGTACAGGCTTACCTGTGTCAACAGGTATCAGTGGATTAGCAGCTAATGTAGCAACCTTCTTAGCTACACCTAGCAGCAGTAACTTAATCAATGCTGTAACAGATGAAACTGGAACTGGTAATTTAGTTTTTGCAA